ACTGTTAGAATTACAGGACCAACAAGGGTGTTGCACTTCTAAATAGACATCGGGCGGCCTCTCTGGCAACCCGCCGTATGGTAGAATCGAGGTAACGGGGATCCCACGTAACCGGCTCTTGAGACCGGCACATAATCCGGGGGGTTATCCCCGTTCTTCTATTTCAATACGATTTGGTGGAATCCTTCCGAGTCGAACACCCACAGCTCTTTGATGTGGGATTCATGACGGGCGTTGTACAGCGACAGTTGGTTGACGAACTTGTCGGGCAGTTTCGTGCTTCCGAAGTCCAGTACAAACACGTCCTTGACAACGCCCTGTTCGACGCCGCCGACGACGGCGTCGTTGATGCGTTGGGCCACGTTCCTGTATTTCAGGCTTGCCGGTGATTTCAGTTCGGCGTCGCATTCGTGGCTCAGCCAGTGGAAGTCGTTGCTGGGCTTGCCATCATGGCTTTTCGGTATCCACTCGTATTCCTCGCCCAGCTTCTGGAACTTCTCGAGGAACACGATCTCGTGCCGTTCGAGGATTTCCCTGCTCGGGTCGACGCCGACGGCGAGCTGGCGCCGGTACCAGGATTCCGCAGTGCCTTTTGGCTCTCCCTTCATTGACAGGAGTCTGACGGACTGCTCCCACGGCATGGTCGGCGTCGGGTAGACGCCGTCCGTGAACGCCATGGGATTGTCCCGGCGCATGCGCTTGAGCTTCTCCCGGTAGTCGCCACCTCCCTTGCTGGCTTCCTGCCACATGGCGGTGAGCCGTTCGGGGTTGTATCCGGCGAGTGTCTGGCGGCCCCAGCTGGGGACGATCTGGCAGTCGCAGTCCCGGTGGTATTGCATCTCCAAGCCTGCCGAGTCCTCGCTCAGGTAGGTGAAGCCCCGTGATGCGAGCATGGTGCAGAACGCGCATGTCCTTGCTCCGCGCGGCACTCTCGCCCATCGTGGTTTCGACGGGTCGATGCGCATGTTGCGTTGGGTGGTCAGGCGTGCGGCGGCGTTGACCATGTCGGCGACGAACTGCATCGCGTCATCCGGGTTGCCCAGATCGGGCCACAGGTCGTCGATCGTGAGTCCCGCGCGCGACTGCCCGTTCTTGACCTGCGTGTAGGTCAGGCCGTTGTAGTCGGTGTTGTTGAAGCCGCCCTGCACCTGCCAGAGGGCGCGGTCGGGGTCGATGAGCCGCGTGTGGTCGAAGTCGTCGAGCCGGACGCCCGCGTATTCGCTCCACAGGCCGCGCACGGTGTCGTAGTATTCGTTCGCCAGCTGGGAGGCGTCTCGGGAGAAGTCGCGGATCGCGTCCTTGACGTTCAAAGGGTCGCGGTCGACCATGTTCTCGATGACGTCGGCCGCGCTCTCCCTGAGGTTGTCAAGGTCGGTCTGGTAGTCCCTGTACGCCTTGTCCAACAGCGGCTGCAGTTCCGGCGGGGCTTTCGGATTCGCTGCCATCAGCCGCCTCCGTGTCCTGCGGGTTCATCCGCTGCTGTTTGAGCTGGTCGATGTTCCGTTGGGCCTTCATCCGCTGCTGGTAGGCGCGGAACGATTGGAGCTCGCCGGCCGTGAGTCCGAGCTTGGCCAGTCCCACGTCGGAATCCGCCCAGTCGCCGTTCACGCCGGCGACCTTCGTGTAGTAGTCGGCGCGCGCCGCGTCGCTTACTTCGCGGGTCGGCGCCCACAGGGGGCGGATGCCGGTCAGGTCTGGCGGCTGCGGGCTGTTGTCGCGCAATTGCACGGCCATGCCCATGGCGTTGAGGAGCTGGCGGGAGAACATGCGGTTCTGCCGGTTCGCGGTGCGCGTCAGCTGGTTCTCGGCGGCGGCGAGCGCTTCGGCGCTGGTGGGGTTGGCCAGTCGTATGCCGAGTTGTTCGGGTGGGATGTCGGTTTCGGCCGAGGCGAGCATGGCTATGGTTTCGAGCATGTCGCCGTGGGGTTGCATCGATGCCTGGGAGACCTGTTTGAGTTCGGGGATGTCGCCGTTGATGTCGCGGCTGATCGCGTTGATGCTGCTGACGAGCGCGCTCCACGTGTCCTGTTGGAAGGATTCGCGGCTCAGGCCGAGGAACCATATTTTTGGGACCGAGTAGAATTCGGCGGACGCTTCCATGCGGACCATAGTGCGCATGGCCATGTCGGTCAGGTTCATGAGGGCGCGGTTGATGCGTGAGCGGCCGAAGGGGCGGTCCATCTGCTTGTCGTAGACGATGGGCACCACGGCCACGCGGTCGAGCCGGTTGTATTGGGGTTCCGCTTCCCACCCGTATCCGGTTTTCATGCAGGCGTAGTTGCGGCCGGGCAGCCATGCGTTGAATGCGGTGATGTTGCCCCATTTGTCGCTGTCGGTGATGGTCAGCGCGGCTTTGATGCGTCGGCGTTCGTTGTCCCATAGTGCGGCGGACCAGTCGGCCGAGCGCGGGGTGATGAGGATGCGCTCGTTGTCGTCCGGGTCGTAGTCGATGGTCAGGAAGCTGCAGGAGTGCTTGTAGCAGCTGATGACGGCCTCGCTCATGTCGGTTTCGAGCTCGTTCATGCGCATGATCTCGTCGATGCCGTGGTTGTCGGCCCCGGCGGCGGTCTCGAATCCCTCGAACACGCTCTTGTCGGCGAGCGCGCGCACGCTTTTCTGTGGCCAGCCGACCACGACGCCGGCTTTCTGGGCGACGATGTTCGGGATGCTGATGCCGAGGTTGTTGAATCGTTGTTTGGCGTCGTAGAACGCGGAGCGTAGCAGGTTGCGTGGGTATTTGTTGCGCCAGAGTTCCAGTAGGCGGGTGATGTCCGTCATGTCGTTGTCGGGTACGTTGGCGATGTGTGTCACGGACGAGGAGCCTGTGGACAGGTAGGGGTTGCCGAAGCTGATGGATTGTTCGCTCATCCGATCATGACCTCCTGTACTCGGTCCGGGTCTCGTTTGGTTATGGTGGTGCCGTAGAGGGCGAGCGTGCATGCCACGAGCGGGCTTATGTCGATGTCGCTGCCCATCGGGTTCCATCCGACGGCGCCGGATTTGCCGATGCTGCGTGTGGTGGCGTTGGCCACGGCCGTGGCGAGCGCCGGTGCTTTGTCGTCCGGCAGGTGGGTGAGTTTGCCGTCTCTGAGCATGTCGAGGAATTTGCCGCAGGCGCGGCCCATGTCGCTGTAGTTGGTGACGATGACTTTCACGTGCCGGGCTTTGAGGTCGGCCAGCAGGCTCATGGCGGGTGATTGCGAGTCGATGACCACGCTTGCTGTGCGCGGCCAGTGGTCGGCGATGTAGTCGACCGCCCATTGGGTGCCTTTGGATTGGGTGGACTCGAAGCGGCGCAGTTCGATGTGCGCGGTGCCGTCCCTGTGGTTGACGGCGCCGCCGATGGCCAGCGAGCTGCGGTCGGGTTTCATGTCGAGCGCGTAGCCGATCAGTCCTTTGATGTTGGGTGTGCCGGTGGCGGCTTTGGCCCATTGTTCGGGGTTGATGGCCTGGCTGGTGGTGGTCTCGTCCCAGATGCCCAGTGCCTCGCGGCGGAAGCTGTCCTTGCCGAGCTGGCGTTGCATGCGCAGCATGCTGGTTTCGCTGGTGCGGCGCGGGAAGCTCGGGTTGGCTTTCCTCCATTGGGCGCGGTCGTCGCTGTCGGCGTCGCGGTCGGCGGAGAATTCCACGTAGAGCATGTCGTCCTCGCCGGCGAGCGCCTGGCGGCGGCGTTCCGTGAACGCTTCGCCGGGGTCGGCGGGGCGCGGTGGGGTGCCGATGTAGAGGACGAGCGCGTTGGGGCTGGTGTTGGTGGCGGGCACCATGTCGCTGATGGCCTGTTCGGTCAGGATCTGTGCTTCGTCGAACACGATGATGTCTACGGCGTCGTTGCCTCGGGCGAAGCCCTGGGCTCGTGCGCCGAACAGTATCTTGCTGCCGTTGGCGAAGGTGATTTCCTGCATGCCGTTGCCGCCGCGCACGCCGTCGGTGCGGCCGGAGTGGTCGAGGTATCCGATGAGCGCGGGGTTGCGTACCAGGGTGCGCACGTGGTCGAACGTGTTGCTGTTGGTGCGGTTGTGGTGTGCGGTCCAGATGACGGTCAGGTCGGGGATGAGCGTGCACAGGATGACCACGAGGCTGGAGACGGTGAAGGTCTTGCCGGTCTGGCGGCAGATGCTCAACACCACGCCGCCGACGGAGGCGGCGAACGTGCCGTCTGCTCTTCGGCCGAGGACGAGCGTCAGCAGTCCCTGCTGCCAGCGGTCGTAGCGGATGCCGCATGCTTTGGCGCGCTTGTTGACCTTGGGGAACATGCTGGTGACGATGCCGGAGGGCATGACGATGTGGCGTGCGACCTCAGATAGCTTCGGGTCGGAATTCTCCGTCATCGTCGTCGTCCTCCGGATCTTCTTGCGTCGTCATGCCTTGTGCGGGGTTGCCTTCGAGCCGTTCGATTTCGCGGGTCAGGGCGAGCAGCTGCTTGCTGATGCCGGTCAGGCTGCCCGGCGGGGTGCCGGCGCTGAACATGGCTTCCTTGAGCCGGGCCTGCGTGCGTTTGAGCACGCTCACGTAGTCCTCGGGCCCGTCGTTCATCATCGCCTCGAAATCGGCGGCGGTGAGGGCGTCCATCGCCTCTGGCTCATGTTCCGCGTCACCGGCCGGGGCGGGAGGGGTGGTGACGCGGCTCATGCGCTTGGCCTTGCGGTAGGCGCGCTGCTTGCATTTGGCCGAACAGTATTTCGCTTTCTTTCCACGGCCGGACGGGGTGAACGGCTGGCCGCATTCCTCGCAGATCACCGCACTCACCTCCAAAAAACGTAACGGGATAACGTAACGGCCGTCCAAGGCGTTACGTTTTGACATGCCGGGGAGATATCGGCCCTGCGCCCGAGGGGGCTTCGACCGGGGCGGACGGGTCTCCTCCCCACGTCACCAGTCGCCGCTTGTCACCAATGGCATCGAGGTGGCCTTCAGGTCGGCCGTGTGCCCCTGTTCGAATGTTTGTTTGATGTGTTCGCGCGCCCACGCGACGCTGTGGTTGGAGCGGACGCGGTTGCACCAGCGGTGCGCGAGCCGGCAGTTGGAGAACAGGTAGGGCGAGCCGCCCTTGCTGACCGGGATGATCTCGTCCACCTCGGGCGAGCCCGGCAATCCCGGCGGCAATGATTTGTCCACGGGCCGGCCGCACAGGTGGCACGTGTCGTAGGCCGCCAGCACGCGGGCCACGACCTGCTGGCGTCGCCAGCCATTGGCATGACGGGTGTTGCCCCGGCGGCCGCTCATAACCCGGCCTTGTCGCACGACCGCTGCCAGGCGTCCACGAACGCCTGCACGGCCCGGCGCATGACCGGTTCGAGGGGGTCGACCACGAGATGGCCGGACGGGGTGACGCTCACGGGCACGGGCAGGGCGTCGATGTCGCCGAGGGTGTTCCCCTTGCACGTGATCCGCAGGCTGATGGTCGGCATGCCCGGCATTGTCATGGCGTCATCGCCTCACAATCAAATGAAAAGAGTGGCGGGGCGAACATCACCGGCGCTTTGGACGTGCCGGCGGAGTACTCTCGCCCCATGCAATGCGGTCAGATACGCGAAAACCCAGCCACGTGAGCTGGGTTTTTCGACACTTCTGCCACTGCAATCATCGGTTACAGTGACAATTTTGTCAAGCCGCTCCGCCGATCACGAGTCGGTACACGTCGCAATAGGCGAGGCCCTGAGGGCTGGAGGGCAGCTTGCCTCGGTTGACCCACACGTTGAGCGTACCCCTACGCACCGGTATCCCTGCATCCGTGAACGCCTTGGCTATCTCAGCCGCCGACCCTCGCCTGGAATCATCCCAACACAACGTCTTGAGCCTACGCAGTTTGACCGTCTGCGCTCGCTGTTCCCGTCCGCACACGGGACAGGTAACCCACTGGTCTGCCGCGCCTGCGGTGAGCATCGTGGCGCACAGCTCGCACGTGCCGATCTCGCGTCGCTGCTCTGGCGGATCCAACGTGAGGTCGATTTTCCGGGCGATGCCGTTGATGGTCGCCATGTAGAAGCCGGCATCCGCGAACGTGGCGAGCCTGGGATGGCCCGCACAGTCGATAAGCGTGGCCTCGAGGTCCTCCATGCGTGGATCCTTGTGCCAATCCAAGGCGTCGATGACATCCAAGCAACGCCACAGTTCGCGCGCCGTCGCATCGAGCATGTCCAGCAGGTCGAGCACGTCAAGCCTGATAGGAGTCGGGGGAGTGGCCGTCTGGATCCTGACGGGCGCGTGCCCGCCCGGATGCAGGGTCGCGTCCAGCGAGTCGTGCAACGGCGTGACGTCGCGCGCGAGTCGCAGGAGCGTGCCGGCGAAGCGCAGCTCGCACGCCGTGCACAGCGCGTACCCGTTTTCGATTATGGTGTTGCAGTTCTGGCAGTTCACGAAACCCCTCCACATCGGCTAAACTGGTTGCTTGCTGACATGCCCTCCGCCTCGTGTGGAGGGTTTCGTTTTTATCTGGTATTTCAGTTCATTCCTCGAACAGCGGCGGTTCGATGAACTCGACCTTGCATGGCGGTTTCGGCCGACCGTCGCCCTCGCGGATGATCGCGCGCACCTCCTCCAACGGCAGACCCAATTGACGGGCCGTATCCGTCGCGCCGTAGCCGCGCCCGTGCCATGCGAGCACCTTGTCGCGTATCGCCTGACTCGTCACTTCGCAACACCTCCCGTATGCGGATCAATCAAGTCGCATGACATGGCATCGACGCGCTCGCCGGTTCGAGCCTCGATGCATAGGCGGCGAACGTCGCCCGTGGTCTCCACCTGCTGCACGATGCGCTGGCTGGGGCCGGTGTCCATCGCGGCGTACGCGGCCAGGCCGATGGCGGATACGATGGCGAGTGCCAGTATCGCGATGATGATGGTGAACAGGAGTCCGATGGTGGATTCCACCGACCAGCTTTCGCGCCTCATCGGGTTCCTCCGGCGAGCGCGCTATAAAAACCGGTGGTGATTAATGTAGTTCTGTGGTGGACTAATGTAGTTTTTTTCATGGTCGTATTTCCTTGAGTACGTTGATGGAGCGGAAGAGTTCGGTGTTGAGTGTGGGGTTTCCGTTGGCGTCCGGTTTGATGACGGTGGCGAGATTGTCGGCGTCGGTGAGTGTCCACCAGCCGTTCTGCATGAAGCAGGAGAGATAGCCGTCCAGTGTTTGGCCTCTCCTCGTGAGTCCGATGAACCGGTGCAGGTCAAGCTCTCCCGGCGTGGAATGCCGCCAGTCGATGCTTTCGCTCACGTTCATTCCTCCGGCTCCTGTGATTCGTTGTAGAAGTCTTTGGGAGTGATGGTCACGCTGATCTGGCATCCGGCGGCGAGCGCCGCGTCGATGATGTCGGTGAGGGTTGTGTTCTCGTTCATTGTTGTTCCTTCGTTTTCATGGCGTTGACAGCTGCGAGCGCCTTTTTGGCCGCGTGCAGCCATGCCTGTTTGGAGACTTCGCTGACGGCGTACCAGTTGGTGGGGCCGGGTGTGCCCTCGAAGAACCCTCGAGCGCAGGTCTCGATCTCCTTGTCCGTGGGCTCGTCCGAGTTGAGTTCGTTTTCGATGCTGATGGCCAGGTTGAGCGCCTTGTCCCAGCCGGCCTGGTAGCCGACGACGAACGCTTCGGCGGCTGACTCGTTGCCCAGCCCCGCGTCGGCGAGCGCCGTGAGGGCTTGTTGGGTGAGGTCACTCATCGTCGTCCTCCACGATGGTCGGCTCGCCACTGGTCTCGTACATGGTCTTGGCCACCGCCTTGAGGTTCCGGCTGGCCGTATCGGAGTATTGACCGAAGTGCAGGATGCTCACGCCTTCCAGCACGCAGGCGCTCGCCAATGCCTCGGTGAGCTGCTCCTGTGTCCAGATTCGTGCCGTGTGGCTCATGCGGGTCTCCTTCGTGGGGTGCAGTGCTCGTGTACCGGTTGGTCGTCCTCCATCCATTGGTCCTGGTTGTTGAGCCAGTGTTTGACGCATCGGGTGTGATTGTCGGGCACGGGCTTGCGGCACAGGATGCAACGTGGCTTCATGGCCGGTCCTCCTTTTCTGCGAGCGCCGGCCCCGTCATGAGGGTGAGGTAGTGGCGGTATTCCGCGATGTCCCTGTCGAGGCAGTCGTGGACTCGGTGCGTGGGCTTCGCCCGGTGCGTGTATGGGTCTTGGCCGCAGGCCGTGGCTGCGAGGCGCAGCGCGGTGACGTCCAGCATGCGGTAGTGCAGCAGTTCTCCGAATCCCGTCATGCAGAAGCGTTCGACCATGGGCAGGTCGAAACGGCTGATGTTCGTGCCGACCGGGTGCAGGGTGTACGTGGTGGCCATGCCTTGGATGAACCGCAGGGCCTGTTCGGCGATGACCCTGGGTGAGTTGGCCAACGGGTCGCAGGATTCGCATTGGGCGAGAAGCCCGTTGTTCAGGTGCAGTTCCAGGGCGGAGGGCTGCACGGTCAGCAGGGTTTCTCGGCCGATGTGCACCACGGCCTCGAACCGCCCGTATTCGTGTATGGCGTCCAGGCTGGTGCATCTCAACCCGATCTCCAGTATCGAACACATGTTCGTATCCAATCCGGTGGTTTCCACGTCCATCCACAGCAAAGCGTCTGGTTTTTCGGGGCTCATAGTTCCTCCCCGTGGTCGGCGAGCGCGTCGGCGATGGCTTCGCGGATGATCCGGTGTTCGGCGAGGGTGAAGCCTTGGGGGATGATGATGGTTCTGGTGCCTACGGGTGTGTCGGGTGGGATGAGCATGGTCACGCTGGTGGAGTCGTCGCGTAGCGTGAAGTCCACGTTGTCGATGACGCCGGTGACGCAGGCCGTGTTGTAGGTGTTGGGGTTGGTCATTGTTGGTTCCTTTCGTGTTCGATGAGGCGGTCGAGGCAGGTGAGAGCCGAATCGGGGAAGCCTTGCCGGAGTTTCGCCCATGTGTGCGCTTCGGCGTCGGGGATGATGGGATCGTTGGCGAGGGTGTCGAGGATGGCGTGTTGTTGGCGTGTCCATGCGATCTTCTCGTCGTGGTCGATGACGCGGCAGAGGTACCATCGGGCTTTTTCGAGGTCTTCGACGGGTCGGCCCTTGCCGTGGTAGCGCCAGAGGTATTTGATGGCGTTGCCGAGGCAGAAGCTGGTGTCGGCGGTGAGGTCGATGCACTCCATGCCCGGGTGCGAGCGTGTGTAGTGGTTTGGTGAGTTGACGGGGTCGTTGGCCCATGTGGTGGCGCGCATGCTTACCAGTCCTTTTCGAGTTCCTGGCAGTCGGGGCAGATGGATGACGTGGTGTCGGTGAGCGGTGCGCCGCAGATCGCGCAGATGGTCGGATCGTTGGCCGGTTCGGGTCGGTGGGCTGCTTCCAGGAGGCGGCGGATGAGTTCGATGGTCTGCGGGGCGGGGGTTGTGGTGTGGGTGCTCATTGCTTGTCCTTGAGTTCGATGTGTTCCCAGTCGCATGACGCTCCGCCGGAGGCGTAGAAGCATCGGACGGCCGCGCTGCCGTCGGGCAGTTCGTACCAGCGGACGTACCCGGGGTCGGGGTTGTTCACGGTGCCCTGGCCGCCGCCTTTGGGTGTTTCTCCGCATGCCGTGAGCGCGAGGATGGCGAGGATCGCCGTGAGGGTTGCGGGTATTCGTTTGCCGGTGTTCATGATTGGGTTCCTTGGTGTCCGGCTCGCATGATGTCGAGGTAGGCGGTGTAGTCGTTGATGTCCCTGTGGATGCAGTCTTGGACTCGGTGGGTGCCTGCGTGGTTCTGGTAGGGGTCGCGGCCGATGGCTTGGTCGGTGAGGCGCAGGGTGGTGAGGTCGAGTTTTCTGTGGTGGAGTCCTTCGGCGATGGGGTGGTTGAGGTGGCGGCTGAGGTGGACGTCGAGTTGGCGTAGGTCGAAGTCCACGTTGGTGCCGGCGGGGTGGAGTGTGTATTGGCTGAGTTGGTCGTTGAGGAATTCGTGGATGTTCCATGCGGTGTGCTGGTAGTCGTAGGTGTCCTTGGGTGCTTCGGCGGCGGCGAGCATGAGTCCGTTGGCGAGGTGCATTTCGTAGGCTTTCAGGAGTTCGGGGTAGTTGGCCCAGTTGCGTATGTTGTCGGGGTGGACGATCAGGTGGAGGCTGTCGTGGGGGTGTTTGCCGGTCATGTCGGTGACTTGCATGCCGACTTCCAGGAGTTCGCACTGGTAGGGGTCGACGCCGGTGGTTTCGGTGTCGATCCAGAGGAGCATGTCGGGTTTTCTTGGCGGGCGGGGCGGGTCGAGGGGGATGGTCCGGTGGCCGATGGCGAGGGTTGTCGTGGTGTCGTTCATTCGTTGCCTTTCTTGATGTTGATGTGGGTGGGGAGGTCTTCGGGTGGCGGGCATGAATGCCATTGGCCGTCGGTGTCGAGCAGTATCCAGCCGCGCCGGCAGCTGTACACGGGCACTTGGCTTGGCTCGGGGTCGTAGCTTTTGAGCAGGTAGCCCAATGCTCGGGCTTGTTCGGGGTGTTGGTGGATCCATCCGTGGCATCCGGTGCTGTTGTCCGTGCCGCACACGTCGATGACGTTCGAGGGGCTGTGCCGTTCGGGGTCGCCGTATGTCTGGCTGCGGCGTTTCCTGTGGTGGTGGCTCATGCCGGGCCAGTTTCCCGCACGCAGGTATCGGTCGCACACGATGCACCGGTTGGACTCGCGGCCTTCCACGAGGCGCAGGGTCTCGGATGTGGGCTGGTCGCTCATGCCTGGCTCCTTTCGTTGATTTCCTTGACGAGCCTTGCGGCCACGGTCTCCGGCTCTTCGCCGGTTTTGACGTGGGCCCAGAACGTTTGTTCGACGCTGTCCGTCCACGTGCCTGAGGGGACTTGGCTGATGGCGTGCTGGTTGAGCCATTGGCGGGTGATGCCGCCCCATTCGGTGTGTGCCGGTGTGTTTGACAGCCATTTGACGTATTGCCGGTTTTTGAGCCATTTGCGCATCGATGGCGTGAACCGGTCGCCGTCCTGGCGCACGGTTTGGGCGTAGCGGATGACGGCTCCGAGCAGCTGGCTGGCCTCGACGTGCGGCACGGTCGGGTCGCCGCCGGTGATGGCCCGCCACAGGTTTCGGGCCTGTTCCCGATTGCCGGTGTGGCTCGGGTACGAGTCCCAGGCAATGGCGAACGGGTCGGCCTCGGCGCGGGCCTCGGCCTCGGCGAGGCTCGACACCGGACCGGTATGGCCGGGCTCGGCATGGTCCGGCTTCGGCATGGTCCGGCTTCGGCGCGGAGGGGCTACAGGGGAGGAAGGGTTAGGTATGGTTAGGTTAGGACCGGTTGCTTCGTTTGCTTCGAAGCAAGTGCTTCGTTTTGCTTCACCGTTTGCTTCATGGTTTGCTTCGGTTTTGCTTCGCGGTTTGCTTGAAGCACTTGCTTCGTTTTGCTTCGAAGCATTTGCTTCGCGTTTGCTTCGCCGAGACTCGCCCGAAGCGACGCCGCCGGCATGCCCGGCCTTGGCTCTTTTCTCCTTGAGTTCGCTGCCGGAAGTGCCGCCGAATTTCATCAGGGTGTCGGCCTCGACCACCATCCACCGGCCGGCGGCGAGCGCCGGTTCGAGCATTCCCGCGGCCTCCAGCTCCGCCACCTGCCGTGCGTTGCCTTTCAGCGAGCGCACGACCGTGAGGTCGAATGCGCCGTCGAATGCTGGAAATCGCAGCTGGTACGCGGTGTGCACGCAGAGTCTGACCCACAGGCCCAACGCGGCGTTTGATACCGTGCCGGGCATGGTCTGCGGGCTGAAGTTCAACCCGTCGTCTATCTGGGTCCATGTCATGGTTCACTCCGCTTCGTCGTCTTCGGGCAGAAAACACCCGTTGAGTGCCTTGTTTTCCTCGTCGCTGGTGGGGTATCCGAGGTCTGCGAGCGTGTGGTAGTAGGCTTGGGCGATGGTGATGTCGTCCTTGTCGGCCCATGTGCCGGGTTTGATGAGTGCTTCGATCTGGGCGCACAGGATGAGCAGGAGCTCCCTGTTCGCGGCTCCTTCCACGTGCTGGCGGCGGTGGAGTTCCGCGAGGTTCGTTTCGCGCCACAGTCCCCTATCGCTCGTGTCGTCGCATGGCAGCGGCGTGGCGGCGAGCAGGTTGTATGCGTCGAGCACGTGGTCGAGGTTGTTCCATTCGGCCCCTGCGATCAGGCCGTCGCATAGGTTGGTGCCGGTCAGGGCGAGCAGGCTCAGGCGGGTGTTGGCCTTGCGCAGTTGGCCGCCGTTGAATCCGGTGGCGTGCTTCCTGATCCAGTCCGTGCGCAGCGTGTACGCCAGCCTGTCGAATTCCTTGCGGGCGGCCAGCGCCTCCTGGAATGCCGCCTTCTCCCGTTCCCTCCGCTCGCTCTTGGCGTCACGTTCGGCGATCTCCTCAGGCGACATCTGCGGGAAGCACAATACGGTGCGCTCGGAGAATCGGATCACCGGCTCACCGTACGGGTTCTTCTCGCGCCACTGCCCATACCATTGCTTGAACTCGTCGGGCTCGCCGCTCCACGTGTTGTAATACCGGTAGCCCTCCGGCGTCGTCCACGTCGAAGCCGAGACATCCACAGTCAGGCCCAGAGCTTCAAGCGCTGTTCTCATGCTCTGCTGCCACGCCTCGACGCGAACCCGCGACCGCAGCTGGCCACGCTTCCAATCCCAGTTCTTGGTGCCCGCCATCGAAGCCAACTCAGCCATCATGTCGGGATAAGCCTCGAACTCCGCAAGATCATCCAACTGGGAAAGCGACAACTGAGCGAACGCCTCCGACCCGGAACGCACATCAGCGGGAATGCGCGCGATCCTCAAACGGCCACGCACAAACGACTCGCTACGACCCGTCTTCGCCGCCAACTCACCCACACCGACACCCAAGTCCAACAGTCCCTGATACCCGTCAGCCTCCTCCAACGGCGTCAAATCGGAACGCTGGCAATTCTCCACCAGCATCAACTCACGCTCCGTGCGAGCGTCCATCTCGCGCACAACACACGGCACGGACTCCAAACCAGCCAACTTGCACGCCGCCAAACGACGATGACCAATCACCACACGAAACAGGCGCTCGCCGTGTTCCTCGTGGTCGGGGGTGACCACGAGCGCCTGCTGCAACCCCTGTTCCTTGATGCTGTCGGCCAACTCGGTGACGTCGCCCACGTCTTTGCGGGGGTTGTTCGGGTTCGGGATGAGGTTCTTTACGTTGATATCGATGATGTTGATAGCCACTGAATCGGGTCACTGCTCCTTGATCGATAGATTCTGGTGTACGGGCAGGTGCGGCATGCGCTTCCTGCGCCGGCGTTGGCGCTTGCGTTTGCTCATGATTCAGTCCTCCTTGATTTCGCCGGTATCCGGATCCACACCAGACGTGGGCAGATCACGCCACGGATCCAACAAACTGCGCTCGATATCCGCCTTCACCACGCGCTCGCGGGCCTCGACCGGATAGTTGATGAGGTCGTTGACCGCGTTGGCGGCGTCGAAGATGTGCTGCGAGAGATCGCAGGCGTCGTACAGGGCGTCGGTGATGGGGTCGATGTTCTTGTATTTTTCGATGTATTCGTCCTTGGTGGCCAGGTCGAGCATCTTGCTGGCCGCGATGCGGAACGCGGCCGCGGCGTCCTTCATGCGTGATGCCTTGGCGGTCAGGGCGAGCAGCATGAGCGGTGTTATTTCGTCGGGGATGAGTGCGTCCTGCACGCCATCGGTCTTTTTCCTTCGTGACATTGAATCTCCTTAGAATTCGTGGTCGGAATCGTTTGACGGGAAATCGTTGGAAACGCCGAACGCGGTGCCGGGCGTCGTGGCCGGCGCCTGCGCCCACGGGTCGCCTTCGGGAGCGCCGAGGTTCTGCGCGGGAGTCGGGGAGCCGTCCTGCCAGCCCTGTTGCTGGTTGGCGGGTTTGGCCGGGTCCCCATACGTGCTGCCGCCCGAGTAGCCGCGTCCGGACTGCACGCGCGTCACCTGCGCGGTCGCGTACCGCAGCGAGGGGCCTATCTCATCGATGGTCATGTCGATGACCGTGCGCTGGGAGCCGTCCTGCGCCTGGTACGAGTGCTGTCTCAGTCGGCCCTGGGCGATCACTCGCATGCCCTTCTTCAGGGACTGGACGCAATGGCCGGCCATGTCGCCCCATGCGGAGCAGCGCATGAACAATGCCTGCCCGTCCTCGAACTGGTTGGCCTGCCGGTTCCAGTTGCGCGGCGTCGAAGCGATCGTGAAGCTCGCCACGGTCGCCCCGCCGCCCGTGGTACGCAGCTCGGGGTCGGCGGTCAGGTTGCCAACGATGGTAAGAACGGTCTCTCCCGCCATCACGCATCACCATCCAACGCGCGCAGCAGCGCAACGGCGGCGGAACGCGCCTCGTCGGCCAGGTCGAACAGCTCCCAGTCGCCGGCGCCGGCCGCGCCGTCGGCCAGCAGGCTCGTCATGTCATACGCCCTGCGCGAGAGGCGGCGGCTGGCTTTCGCCACATCGTCCTCATGGTCCGCCGGCGCGGCGGCAAGCTCCAGTCGCAGCCCGGTATGATCCATCGCCTGGTCAAGCATGGACAGCATCACGGGCAGCGTGGGCTTGTTCGGCGACTCGGCCACCAGCGACTGCAATATGGTGGCAAGGGCCACCCGCGGCGTCGCCTCGGGCTTGGTTTCCGTTTCGGTTTGCTCGCACATCTATCCCTCCTTATGGGTTTTGACTGGTTTTCGTTTCCACAGGCAGACCGCCGAGATCTGGCGGCGTTCCCGGTCGACCATCACGTCCGTCCAGCGTGGCGGCAGTATGGTCAGTGGCCATGCGTCCGTGCGGTTGAGATGCTGGATGGTGGCGAGCAGGCTGTCCAATAGTTCGCCCGCGCTCATGCGCATCCCCGCGGAATCCAACGGCCATTCGAACGTGGACTCGCCCTCGGCGCGATGCTCGTAGTCGTTCGGCTGGCCGGTCATGCGCTGGCCTCCTTGCATTCGCGCAGGTTGGCGCGCATGAAGCCGAGCACGGCCTCCTTCGGGTAGAGGACGCGGCGGCCGGATTTCACGTAGGCGGGTCCCGTGTGCGTTCCGCGCCATTCGGCCAGCGTGGATTCGCCGATGCCGCTGAGCTCGGCCAGCTGGCGTGCGCTGTTCAACGGCATCAGCGCCTTTTCCAGCGCGTCGAACATCGCGGGTTCTGTTTCGTCGGCCATGGTTCTCCTTTCCGGCCCGTATGAGGGGCCTTCGATGTCGGTGGATATGGGGGTGGACCGTGCCGAATCGAACGGCTTCCCGCTGTTTGCCACGTACATGACACCGTGATCTCCAGCGGGGGCGAACCTGCCGGCCCCATGCGCCACACCCGCTGCTCCGAGCGCGGCGCGATGGTGTTAACGACTGTCCTTGTCGATTGCCGGGGAAGGAAAGAACAGGAACCCCGGCAAGCCTGTTATTCGACTCCCGCCTCGCTCAGCACAAGGCACAGGAGCCGCAATGGCGCGCAACCGAATCCCACAAGGGAGGCCAAACCATTGCCGATGGGATGCGCGCAACCGGCGTGCGACATCACCCAGCCGATGCAGAAGGCGAAAACCACGGCCCAGAGAATCAACCGGACCATGAAGCCGCGAGGCAATTCGTCGAGCTCGGGCCTGCGGTAGCCGCTCGCGTGCTGTCCGTAATCCCGGGCGTTCATCGTCCGGCCTCCGCGTCGAGGATTCGACGGGCCAACGCCACGAGCTCGCTGTGCGGCCCGCGCCACACCGCGTCCGTGATGCCCATGTCACCCAAACGGATTTCGTCGATGCCGTGGCTGAGAGCCTGATAGGAGAGGGGACGGTTCCCGTCCTCGGGGTTCGCGATGGTGAGTTTCTCGCTCATTGGTTTTCTTCCTTTTTATGCGTTGGCCCACCTCCCCTAAGCTGGACATTGCCTAACTACCAGCAATGAGAGGAGGTGAAGAATAATGACGTATCGACTCGTGTTTGAGACGACCGCCGATAAGCGACGGTTTGTCGATTTAGCGGGAGAAGAGTATCCGTCGAAGATTCTCAATGAATTGGAGAGCGCCGCCGCGTCGGGTGGCGTGGTCTCGGTCCGGGGTCGGGCTCTCGGTGTCCCAGAGGGGTCTCTTATCTATCTCAATCCGCGTGCCGCCCTGTGGTGGTCGCTGGTTGAGATCGACGACTGACTCCGGCATGGCGGCGGCGCGGACGGAACGATGTCCGCCGTGCCGTCGCCCGTTCATGCTGATTTCGTAATCGAACTGTTTGGCGATGGCATCTCGCGCGTCGATCAGGTCGCTTTCCGACTGGGGATAACCGATGATGAGAACGATGCTCCCGAGCCCGTATCTCAGGACTTTGAAACCGTCCCCTTCTTCAATGCGGGTGCTGACGGTTCCCATCACTTCACCTCCTTGCCGGCGAGTTCGAGCGAGACAATGAGGGCACCCACGCAAAGAAGGGAGGTGATTACATGGCGCAATGGAATATCCGTTTTAACGACGAGCTGATTGGACCGTTCGACGACGCCGAAACGCAGGCGATATCCCAGAAGCTCACCACGTCGACCAGGACGCAAGGAGGGGTCGTCTTCAGCGGCAAGCTCGCGGATTCCGGGAACGACGTAACTGCGTACTGGACGCCCGGATGCCCCATCAGCTTCGAACAGATCTGAGAACGGGCCGTGACCGCGCCCCTGCGCTTGCACCGCAGGGGCGTCTTCATGCAGTACCTCGCGTACAGCACTCTTAATCAGGATGAACAGCTGGGAATGGGAGCGCACGAAGTCGTCCACGCTCATCGGTTCGTCATGGTTGTCCATCGTCGCTTCGCGGACGGCTTTTTTCATAGCGTCGTACTGCCCCGGAGCCTGCTCGATGAACTCATCGGCGGATTGAGGGATGAGGAACTTAACATCTTTCAGGCCACTCATTACGCCACCTTTCCTTCGGCGAGCGCTGGAATAGCGATGCTGGGAGATATGAGGTCACTCGCAGCTACAGCAAAATGCTTAGCAATTTGTTCTATTTCCTCCAAGGTGAAGGGGGATTTGTTCAGTAGACGTCGCTTGAGTGTGGACAGTGGAATCTTCGTTGCGCCCGCGAGCGCTTCGATGCTTTCACGGCGAGCGCCGAGCAGCGCACGAATATTCGACACTGCAAGTTTGTTGAGACTTAAGTAGTTCATGTGAACTATTTATAGTTCAAGGAAACTACTCGTGTCAATTTCTGGACTATTTGGCGTGTCGGTGGAATAATCTAGTTCATGAAGAATATTTCGACTTTCGGTAAAGCAATGGCGCAGGTCATGAAAGGGCGTATGGCATTTCATGGTGTAACGCAAGCGGAAATGGCTGAGGCAATTCAGCTCAGTCAATCGCAGCTGTCGAAGATACTAAGGGCCGAGAGAACCATTGATCTCGAATCTTTCGAAGCATTCTGCGAAGCACTGGATGAAAATGCAGCAGATCTCGTTAAAGCCGGGGAGTCGATAGCCAAAAGAGTTCAGAACAACTCACCAGAGTCATTCGTGCCGGCAGCAACTCTTGTATTTGTCGAAGGCGACGAACGCCTAGCGAAGCCGAAGCCTGCGCTTGCCGGCGAGCGCTTTGTTGATGATGATGAGCGCGTGCGCATGACACTCGAAAAACTGCATCGCGGAGACGTGGACATCGTCGCACTTGAGGATGAGCATAAGTTCGACGGTGATGGAGACGATCCGGCGTGATGTTTCACGCCTCTAATGTTCCATTTCGGCGTTTTGGAACATTAGGAGTATGGTTTTCGTTTATATAAACGCTCTTATGAAGCGATTGGAACAATACGATGGACTACAAAAGCATCCGGCAAACCGTGCACATGAGCCGGTCCACGGAAACACCGGAGACCGTAGCCGAACGCGAATACCGGCAACGACTCAACGGATGGAGCACGTTCCGATCCGGCATCACGCTACGCGGCAGCGAACTCTTCGTCGTCAACTTCCGCGAACTCGCCACGATCACCGACAGCATACGCGACCAGGAAAACAAAGTCGCCGAACTATGGAACGCGCTGCCCCCAATCGCACGCCGCGCCTACCTGCACGACCTCATCGGCACGGAAATGCAAAGCACCAACGACATCGAAGGCGTCCGCTCCACACGCAGGGAAATCAGCGACGCCCTCGAAGCCGCGCTCAACGACGGGCCGCACAAGCGCTTCAGCGAATTCGCGAAACTCTTCCTCACACTCAGCGGCGAACAGCCCGAACCCATGCCCGAAACACTCAACGAGATCCGAGCCATCTACGACAAAGTCATGTCAGGCGAACTCGCCGAGAAGGACAAGCCGGACGGCGAACTGTTCCGCAACGGACCCGTCTACATCGACAACCCATCCACCGGCAAAAGGATCCACACCGGCATCACCCCTGAATCGGAAATCAAGGTCCTGCTCACGCAATGGATTGCTCTTTCCCGCAACCGGGACGTGCCCCCGCTGATCCGCGCGGCGATGTGCCATTTCGCGTTCGAATACATCCACCCGTTCTACGACGGCAACGGGCGCACGGGACGATTCCTGTTCGCGCTGCAGCTCAGACAGCATCTGAGCGCGCCGACCGCCATCAGCCTCAGCCCCGTGATCTACGACGGCAAAGACCGCTACTACAAGGCCTTCGAAGACGCGCAACATCCATTGAATCGGCGCGACGGAAGCATATTCGTATACCGGATGATGAAATTCGTCGCGGACGCACAGAAAAAACTCATCGATGACTTGTCTGAGAAAGGCTACATGCTTCTTCACGCCGTGAACCGGCTCGAAAGCCTGAAAGAGGAACGGCAGTGGGACGACGTCGAAGCCAACATAATCGCGGTGCTCGTGCAGGAGGAATTGTTCGGGGAATCCCCGCATAGGGTGACCCGCAGACAGCTGGGCGAAGGACTGGGACTGGGAAGAAAGAAAATCACGCAAGGCCTCGGCTCTCTGGAGGAGACTGAGGCGGTGTCGCACAAAGGCACCCGCCCGGCCTTCTACTCGCTCACTGATGAAATCCGTGCGAGACTGCTTGCCGGAATAACCGGAGGAGGGGACGAATGAACTACGGATGGCGGAAAGAACCCCTCCTTCCGGTGTCACCGCGTATGAACTACGGGCAGATGCGCATGGCGTTGTACAGGGTCGCACCCGATCTGCAAGTGTCCAGTGCCCTGTTGCCCGGCAAGCTCGATGGAATTTACTGCCTGGCCACGAACACGGTGCTCATCGACCGGCGCATGACCTACGTGAGAAAGCGCTGTGCCCTGGTGCACGAGCTCGTCCATTGGCGGCACGGCGATGACACTTCGGACGGGTGCGCGGGCAGCAAGATCGAACGCCGATGTCGCCGCGAGACCGCAATGCTGCTCATCAACACAGCCGCGTACGCCGTAGCCGAACGCATGTATGACGGCGAACCCCACCAAATGGCCAGCGAGCTCAACGTCACTGTCCAAGTCATCGAAGACTACAGACAAATCCTCAGCGAAATAATCCACTAAGAAAGAAGAAAACCATGAAAAAGACAATCACACTGCTGATAGCGGCATTGTTGCTCACCGGACTGACCGCCTGCGGAGGAAGCAACACCGCATCCGACGTGCCCGCCAAAACCGACAGCACGTCAAAGACGGAAACCAAGAAGGAGGAGCCCCAACCACAGCCGGCCGATCTGACCGGCACATGGAAGCAGACCAACTCCAACGACCCGAGCTCATACATGGAGGCCACCATCAGCGGCGACACCATCGAGGTCAACTGGATCGGCACCGACACCAAGAGCCTCTACTGGAAGGGCACCTATCAGGCCCCGACCAAGGCCGGCGACTGGAAGTGGACCAGCCAGGGCGACACCGAAACCATGGCTCAATCCCTGCTCGCCTCGCAGGACGCCACCAAGGACTTCACCTACAGCGAAGCCGACGGCGTGAGCTGGGAGACCACCGCGCTCGGCACCACCATCACCGTCAAAACCGCCAAGCAGTAAAGAAAAGCCCTGCTAACGCGCCAACGTCAACAGGGCCGGCCGGTTCTGGCCGGAATGGCCGGAGTAAAACGAAAGGCTCCGGAATCACTTCCGAAGCCTTCGCCGACCGGGTACTCCCAATCCACACAAACCATTGTACTCACCATAACCGTCCAAATCATCGGAGACTACAGGGCGCTGCTCTATGAGCACGTGAGATGAAGATGGAGCATACCTATGGCACGAGTGTTCATCGTTGACCGTTGGCTCAAAAACGACGAGAACGGCAATCCGCCGACTGCTGCGATGAAGCGCAGTCTCGCCAACGTCAAAGACCCCATGAAGGCCAAGGTGCCCGCCGAACACCGCAGCAGCACCTACGGAAAGTACGACCGCTGGCGATGCCGCTGGTACGCCGAGGCACAGGGCGTGAAGACCGAGAAGTCCAAAACGTTCCGGCTCCTGTCGGACGCGGAGGAGTTCAAAGCCGCCATGGAGGACGACATCAGGCGCGGCCGCTACCACGACCCCAAGCTCGCGCAGAAGCCATTCCGTCGGGTCGCCGAGGAGTGGACGGCAACGAAAGCCGACATCAAACCCGGCACCCTGCGCCGCTACAAGCGAGAACTTAGAATCTACATCAACCCCCAATGGGGCGACACCCCCATAGGGGACATCAAGACGGAAGCGATACAGAAATGGGTGAACCAACTGTCGGAGGGCGGCTATCCGGCCGACAGAAAACGCGGAACGGAAAACACTCGCGCGTTGAAGCCACGGTCGATCCGCAACATCGTGCGCGTGGTCATGGGCGGTGTGCTCGGCCATGCTCTGAAACAGGGATATATCACCGCGAATCCCATGCAGTCCGTTGCCACTCCGCGCGTCGTCGACGATGACGACGACATGGTATTTCTCTCGATTCCCGAGGTGGAGGATCTGGCCATCGAGGCCGGCAGAGTAAAGAACGACCCGCAGGACACGCTCATCGTTCGATGGCAGGCCTACGTCGGGCCGCGCATCGGCGAGACCTTCGCTCTGCAGGTCAAGGACATGGACTTTCCCCGTCGGCGAGCGCGCATCCGCCGCACCTGGGCGGAGGATAAGGACGGGAAGATGATTCTCGGTTCCCCGAAAAACGGGAAGGCGCGTTGGGTGGCGTTCCCTGAATTTCTTGTGGCTGGTTTGGAACGTCAGTGCGATGGGCGTGATCCTGATGATTATGTGTTCCGTGCGGCCCGTGGCGGCAATCTGTGGGTCAACACGTGGAGGTCGCGCATTTGGAGTCCGGCCGTCAGGCGTGCGGGTATGGAGGATTCCGGCGTGCGCATCCACGACCTGCGCCACACGTATGCGAGCATCGCGATTGCCAACGGCTGCGACGTGAAGACGTTGCAGTCCCAGTTGGGGCATTCGAGCGCTATGGTCACGCTTGACACGTATGCGCGGTTGTGGCCGGAGAAGCTGGATGAGGTGGCCGATGCTGTGGGCCGTGCCAGGGCGGAGGAACTGGACGAGGCGGCGTAGGTTCTGCGGTCATCGGATAAAATCGGATAAATCGCGTTGAGGCGGATAAAAAGAAAAACCCCGGAATCGTTGAGATTCCGGGGTTTCTGGTCGGGCTAGCCGGATTTGAACCGGCGACATCCTGCTCCCAAAGCAGGCGCGCTACCAAACTGCGCTATAGCCCGATGCGCCATTAAGGCACAATGAATCATTGTAAACGACGCTGGATACATTGCGTGTCGAGCATATGAATTCAAAAAAGGTTCTGGATTCTCTTGATAGCTTATGAGTGACATCTTTATTCATTGATGCTCTACAACGACTAGGTTTGGATCTGCATCGATATCCGGCGCATCCGCTGGACTAACAAGGACCGTGCAAACGATGTGGCCCCCGACTTCCTGCGAGGAAGTCG